TATTGATAGGTATCCAGAGAACTCTTTACCATTCACATTGTATGAATATTGTGCCCAAGGTTTCTTGATCTCTATGTCGAAGAATAGCTCTGTAGCATGTACGTTTTGATTTCTAGGATCAAGTGCCCCATCATTATATGCTAGAGCCTTGTATGCCCATTTTACACAGGTCTTATAGTCTGATTCATCCAGACCAACATCCTCCTCATGTTTCTTGTAGTACTCAAAACATAATTTAGTTACATATTCTATATCATCACATTGGGCAAACGTAAGATTCTTGATATCATCATTTTTCAGATTCTTGCATTTGTTGTTTTGGGCTATTTTCTTATCGGCAAGAACTTGCATCACACGATGGAGAATCGTACCAAGGACTGCCTTTTTTCCGGTTTTATCTTTCATTCCGAGAACATACTGGAAGAAGTATTTCATTTCGCACATCTCTAGTGTACCTAGCGATGAGCTACGATGGAAACATATAATCATTTAATTGAAACTGTGTATTTACCAGTCTCCCTAGTGTTTTGAGTAATTCCTAGTCCAACGAGAATTTTCTTAAAAGAATCACAAGATTCTTCAATAGACATGTTTTGATTATCAACGACTCCATCAAATCCTTCATAATTGTCAGCATTCGTCTCACTCTTGTGAGTGCTTTCATATAACGACCTTGTTAGTCTGATAACTTTCCCACCAGCCTTTTGTACTGCTTGTATCTCGTTGATGAATCTACAATCACCAATAATAGCAATCTCCGGAGAGTCTCCCTCTATTCTCTTAAAGCAATTTTCTACCCAGATTGGTTCATATATTTTACGCATTATGTCTGTGCCCAAGAATTGCATAAACTCACGGGCAGTCATAGGGCCAGATTCGTGAATGGTTATTCCAAAACCAAGCAAATCATTCTTAGATAACGGATATCCATGTCTGTCGCCAATACACGTTTGCCAATCTGGAAGTATAACCCCCGGCATATTCTCCCATCGTAGGTGTTCTTGAATCGTATTCTTTTCTTCATCTGTGCCATATACGCACTCCGGAGGAATATTAAACAACATCACGCACATCTCTTTTAGAGAGTCTGCAAAATTATATGCCCGAATTAGTGGCCAAACTCTACGAGAAGCATACTGATAGAATTCATCAGTTTGTTGATCTAGCTCTAGAACTCCCATTTCTTCAAATTCTTTTCCATTCTCATCGTGGAATGTACAGTTAACTACTAGCTTGCCTTCTGGAGACATGAAGAATTTCTCTATTACATCATGTCGTTTCATTTCATGACCATGAAGATAGTTCGACAGTGTTGTTTTACCACTCTGAAGACGCCCAGATATTGCTATAATTTTAGTCATATTTTATTCCTTTGGTATTGAAAAATTCTCGAAACTTGTTTCGTTTTCGATCTAATGAAAATACACACTTTTTGCCGTACATAATTTCATAGAGAGTAATGGTATTCTTAGTTTTTGAATTTTGAAGATAATAATAATTTCCCTGATCTATAATAGATCCAAATCCAATAAAATCTTTAATTTTGTTTAAAAAAGATTAATTAAAATCTTCCTTCTATTTGTGGCTTTATAAGTGTATTAATTTCTGAGACTGTCATTTCGCCAATGTCATTTTTTGGGATTTCTACGGTATATATGTTGAATAAATGCTTGAATCTATCATGGATCTCTTTTGTACATTTTTTTCCAGCAGTATCATTATCTGTCATTGTGACAATATTTGAAACGCCAGTCTTTTGGATAAGAAACTCTTGAGAATCGCTAATTTTACTACCAAATATTCCAACAGCGTTGAATATATCAGCTTCCCAGAGTCTGATTATATCTCCTTGTCCCTCAACGAGTATTATAGTATTAGTCCTTCTAATATGCTCAATCGCTTTACCATAGTTATACAGAAAGTTAGACTTATTGAATCCCTTTTGATTTATCCATTTACTAGAGCTATTGCAAATTGTTCGTCCCGTACATCCAATCATAAACTCGTCATTTTCATCATAGACCGGAAATACAATCCTTTGATACATTTGACTTGACGGATTCATGCATAGTCCAACATCAAATGTATCTAGAGTCTCTTTTTTGAAGCCCCTGTCTATATAGAATTGTGCCGGAAATATCAGATTTTTTCGTACACTAGCTCTACTAACTCGTATCTTATTTAGTTTACTGTTCTTTTTAGATTCGATCTTGATTAATTTATCAATAGCACTATTATTTTCTATACGTACTACGCTCTCGTCAACTTCTACGTTAGAACAAAAGCTTTTACAAAACTCTATCATTTCATTGAATTTGACAGATCTATTATGCTTCTTCTCTAATAGCATCCATACTAGTGACAGAATATCCTTACCCGGTTTTTCATGATGACACTGTTTTGTATTACAAAACCACTTACCATAATACTCAAGATTGTCCTCATCTATATTGATATTAAAAGCACTTGGATTATCACCATTGTGGATCGGACAATAGCTAATTATTAGATTATTTGATTCATAGTAGTTAGTGATATCGAAAAACTCTAAGATATCAAAAATCTTCTTCATCAGTTTGATTTTCAGAATCATCATTTGTTTGATCTGCGAATCCTTGTTGACCACCGCTTTCATTCTTTTTTATACTCCTGATTGTACCAAGCTCTCTGATTTTTGCATACTTTCCATCCATTTGCAAGCATATGTAACCGTTATCTTCTATGCCGGGACCATGTCTTGAAACTACAGGAATCAATTTCTTATTACCACAGTTAATGCCGTCTGTGATCCTCTCTTCCTCAGTCTTATCTTTAAAGATAGAGAAGCTGGTACATAGCCAGACCAATCTATCAGATCCGCTCACAACGTCCGTAGTTTCCTTCGTAATGCCGTCTCTGTTTAATTGAACAAAGGAGAGGCATGGAACGTCGTTCTCTACGCAAAAGTTATGTAGGGCTGTAATTTGGAAGCCTAGTACTTGGAATTCTGCTAGGTTGTTATTAATGCTATTAGATGTCATAAGCTTCAAATAGTCATAAATTATCACGCAATCTTTTAGGACTCCATTTTCGTCATATCCTACTCGTTTCATTAACCATCTCTTGGCAATAGATAGAGTCTCTTCGAATGGTCTACCGGCAATACTAATGTAATCATATGGTAGATCTTTTAGTATCTTTGAGCCATTTATAACCTTATCCTTCTTGTTAGGATCTCCAAAGAAGTTTCCTGCCGCTATTTCGTTAATCTCTACCTCACTAAGATTTGCTAAGAGTCTGTTTACATGATCTTGTTGACTCATTTCTGTATCAAGCATCAAAACCGGAATTTTGTGGGTATTAGCAATATATAGTGCAACATTGTCTCCGTAGCAACTCTTTCCTGTCTTTGGTCGAGCCGCAACTAGATCAACACATTTCCTTCTTAATCCACCACCAATAGCCTTGTCAAATGATGGCATACCCGTTGTTATACCTATAGACTTACCTTGATTGTTCTCAAGATGGTCAATATATGCATCAATATCATCTCCGATAGCTTTCGGAGATAGCTCGTCTTCTTTTATGTAGGAAAGACATATGTTCTGAATAGGGGATTCTGCTAATGATAAGATCTCATTAATAGATTCATCACCAGTGACTTTGTTTAATTCTGTATAGATTGTCCTCAACTCAGATTGTACTTTTCTTGCAAACTCTAGCCGTTTTAACTTCTTAGCATGTTCTAGAATGTTATCTATATGAACAGGAGTGTTCATGATACCAGACATATGCTTTAGAACATCATTCTTCTCAACATACTCGTCAAGATTGAGACTTTTTGCAGACGAAAGAATATCTGTGTAGCCTGCGGTTTCCTTATTCTTTAATGCATCAAGAATACACTTGTACAATACCTTGTTTGTATCAAGAGTAAAGCTATCCTCATTTAGTAATAGCTCAACTTCAATAAGACTTTCTCGACCATGCTGAAACAAACCGGCGAGAACAGCACGTTCTGATGCTATGTTTTTTAAACTAGTCTCTATCTTAGACATCAAGAGCGTCCTCTTTTTTGAATACAGTTATCACAAACATAGTTCTCTTTAACAAACATTGGATGAACTTCAACAGATTTGCTACACTCTAAGCAGGATATTCTCTTATTAGTAAATGGTCTTCTAGTTCTTTCAGATGGCTTCACAGAGTCATTAATCTTATCAAATCCGTTATCTCTTCCGGCTTCTGCAATAATTTCAGTCATTGTTTCGAATTTATTATTACCAGCAGACGTAACTGGTTTTCTAGACTTTCTTTTTCTGTCAATCGTAAAGTCGTCGGATTTTTTGACCTCGACGGTCTTTTTTATTTGTTTCTTAGCTACTTTCTTCTTAGGCTCAATCTTTTTTTCTTGTTCTAGTTCTTTCTTCAGTTTCTCTCTCAATGCAGATAAGAACTCGTCAACGGACGAGTTGTTGTCTACTTTATCGTCCTCGACTTCTTTTACCTCTCCAGTAAGCTCGCTATAGACATTACAGACCAGAGTCCAATCTTTGTTATCTATAGCTTCTTCAAGCATAAAAGCTATCTCGCTAGCTAAAATCACAAGCGGTGTTCTACTCATTTGAAACTCCTTGACTTACCAAAATCTTGAAATAGCGTTACTCTTCTCTTGATGTCTTTAGTTGTTTCAGATAAGATCTGCATGCTGGCATATAGCCTTAGTCTGCACTTTTCGATAGACTGAGCAAAGGAATTATCTGAAATTATTGACTTCTTTCTAATTTCTGCTGGTAGGAACTTATCATAATTGTCCCAATACTTAGCATAGAGAAAATTCAATGCTTCAATACACCAGTTGTATTGACTATCTATCAAGTCATATTTTTTCTGTAGTATACCAGCATAATTCATTAAAGTCAAGGCGTTGGCAAAACATTCGTCACTGGACAAGCTGAGTATCTCGCCATTAGACATATTAATGATTGGCTCGTACTCGTTCCGGTCCTTGTACTCTATGATATTATTCTCTTTACAGAATGTTTCTACCCAATTGGTAAACTTCTGTAAAACTTCTATTGATTCGCCACTTGTTGTATCAAATTCTTCCATTGTTTTTCCTCATTATATGGGAGCGTCACTATCTTTATATCGTTCATTAGACACCAATCGCTCTTGTCTGAATCTCTTTTTTTGGATTTGAGAAAATCCATTACATCTTTGTGAAAGAAAGAACAATATTCATAGTGCTGTTTACCATGAACTTCAACGATCAGCATCAATTCTGGTATAAAAAAATCAGCATAGAGTAAAGATGATCTGCCAACTCTTTTAGATCCCGGAAGAGTCACTTCTTCATAGATAGATAATCTGGGAAATAACTCTTTTAATAGCTCTCTAGTTTTACTATGTAATGAGGACTTATTTTCTTGATATCGCCGCTTTTTGTTTTTACTGAAATTGAATTTATGTTCTTTATTGTCAAATCCAACAACTTTCATTTCAGAGCATTTCTTTTACTTGTTTCTTGATGAGATCGAATATATCTTTTCTCTCAACTAAGAAGTCGTCTCGGCGACGGCGGGCTCAGG